TTCTATCAGCGGGGCGGCTCCTGTCGTACCAGCCGCTGCGGAGGTGCTGCCCTACCGCGTTCTGACTGGACGGCTGCCGGGCAACAACGGCTCGTCTACCAATCCGGGTTCGGGAGCCACCACCACCATCTATTTGGGAAGTGGTGCGGTGCCGGGCACCGTCACGATACAGCTGGGCGCATACGTGACTTTCGGGACGAGCGACGAGCGGGTGGGGGTGGCGCTCACTGACGATGGCCTGGGCGGGTTTCCCGGTCAAACCCTCAGCACCAGTCCTTTCGGCTTCCACTTCCACCCCGGTTGCACCATCGACTATGAGACGGGCGTGGCGGTGCTCATATGGTCTGGTATCGGTCAGGGCGACATGGGCATCCGGGCGAAGTACACGCCGGGTGTCGTCGCCAGCCAACCCGCGCACAATATCTCGGACGAGGTGACTATCGGCAATCGCGGTACGGTCATGGTGAAGAACTTGAATCCGATACCAGCGAAGGGCACAGCTTTCATTGACTATCGCGCCCAGGGGAAGTGGTATCGCCTGCGCGACAACGGTACGGGCGAGCTGGGGGGCGATGACGCTGCGTATGGCACCGGCACCGTGGACTTCACCACAGGCAATCTCGTCGCCACTCTCGGCGCTTTGCCGGACGTAGAGTCTAGCGTCATCTATGGTTGGGGTTCGCCCGCGCACTTCAAGCTCATCTCAGGGGCTGAAACGGACGCAGACACCGCGGTGTTGCAGCGTTTCAATTTGACGGCACTCCCGGTGAAGCCCGCTTCTTTGACGGTCCAGTACACGTCGGGCGGCACGCTGTACACGGTAGTAGCGGATGCGAACGGCTCGCTGTCGGGCGGCGGCGTGACGGGCACCGTGGATCACGTCACCGGGGAAGTGCTCATGCGCTACGGTCAGCGAATCCCCAACACGGCGAGCATCCTGACGGTTAGCTACTCGCAAGAAACCCCCACCGGCAGCGACCCCACGATTCTTCAGCAGGTGACGACATTCGCGGACTTCAACGATCCGACTTTCACCACCTTGGAGGGCGTGCAGGCTCGGGGCTTCCGCATCCTCATCCCGGTGCTGTTGCCCGCGTTCTATGGATTAACAAACGCTGATTCGGTGGCTCTGTCGGCAAACGATGACGGCGCGGGAAGCATCAAAATGTTGACCGCCAAATTCGAAGCAGGTGGCCGGCCGTGGTCGATAGTGGGCGGGGAAACGGTCGGCACCATCGACTACGCAACCGGTGTAGTCACCTTGGACCCCGAGGCGGCCATCACCGTCTACGCTCCCCGATACGCACTTCAACTGAACGGTGGGGGCGTCTGGACTCCCAACCAACCGACCGAAGTTCACATGACCCCGGGAGACTTCGGTTGGGCTGCGCGTCTGGGGAACTCTTCTTCCGACACCGTGGTGAACTTGGAGGTGGCTCAAACCGCTTCGCCTTTGCGTCTCGCGTTCGCCAAATCGTTGGCTGCGAAGATGGAGCCGAACGTGCTGATGTTCAAGTTTATGGGCCGGGATTACTTCGACCGCAACGGGGTCGTGTACTACGACAAGCAACTGGACGGTAGCGGCACCCCGGGCGGCACCATCGACTACACCTTGGGCGAAGTCGCGCTGACGCAATACCCCGAAAACACCGTGTTCAGCTTGTCCGTCCAATCGGGCCTCGTCAAATACGGGGACTTTCCGGTGACTGGAATCGGCTTTCGAACGGCGGGTTCGCCGCTGCGACCTGCGGCCACGTTCATCCAGGTGACGGCGGCCGACGGTGTCGTGTTGACCGCGCTGTGCGATCAAAGCGGCGTGATCACCGGCCCGGCGCGCGGCAAGGTCATGAACCAATTCGGGGTTGTGGGCATCCAGTGGGGCACGATGGTGACGGCCGCCGGCAACGAAACGGAAGATTGGTACGATCCGGACGAGGTGGTGGGCGCCAATGTTTGGAAGCCCCGCGAGGTCATGCCGGGGACTATCCGCTACAGCACAGTGGTTCTGTCGAATCTGCCGCTCAACGCGGACCAGCTCGGCCTGGACCCGGTGCGGCTCCCCTCGGACGGTCGCGTTCCGATTTTCCGGGCCGGCGATGTCGTGCTGATCCACAATTCCAAGGCTACGGAGCTGCCGGACCTGACACCTGGGGATACCTACAGCATGGGTCGAGATGACCTGGCCGAGTGCTATCTCGTGGACGCGGAGGGTGTCCGCGTGCCCACCACCTCCTACGCTGCTGACCTCGTGGCGGGGTCGGTCACTCTCGCGGCCGACTTCGCGCTGGGAGGTCTGACGGCGCCCTTGACGGCCCGCCACCGCATCGAAGAGCTGAATTTGCTCTCCGACGCGCAGATCAACGGGCAGGTGACGCTCACGGCACCCTTGACGCGCGACTTCGACACAGACACCCGGGTGTCTGGCGCTTTGCTGTTCGGGGACTTGTTCGCGCGGGTCACTAACATCTTCGAGCAAAAGACCTGGACCGGCGTGTGGAGCAACGCTCTGATCGGCAACGACACCGTCTGGTCCTACAACAGCATCGATTACCCGATCTTGGTGGACAACTCCGCTGCCGTGACCGAACGCTGGCGACTTCATTTCACCACAACCACCGCCTTCCAGCTGATCGGTGAAAACCTCGGCATCGTGGCCACTGGCAGCACCTTGAGCGACTTCGCGCCGGTCAACCAGCTGACCGGGCGCCCCTACCTCACGCTGCAGTCCGAAGGCTGGGGCGCCGGCGGCCAGGCGGTTGGCGATCAATTGCGCTTCAACACCGTGGGGGCCTCGGCCGCGATCTGGATGGCCCGGACCGTCCTGGCGGGCGCGACTCTGGCGGGCGACAGCATAGACATTCAACTTCGCGGCGACGTGGACGCTTAAACGAAAGGACTTTCCAAATGGCAGTGATGAAACTCGTGGCTTCGGCCCGCTCGCAGATCGCCCTAGCTCTGATCGCCGCGATGGATGCCGGAGTCGGACCCGCCACGATGGCGTTTTACGATGGCGTGATGCCGGCCGGACTCGGCGCAGTGACGGACCAGGTGCTGCTAGGGACCGCTACGTGCAGCGATCCCGTCGCCACGGAAGTGAACGGCGTGATCACGTTCGGCGCAGTGGCGCAGGACGACGCGGCCGACGCTGGTGGGCAAGCCGCGTGGGTGCGGTTGTTCGACGGAGACGGTTTCGCAGTGGCCGACTTCGACGTCAGCGACACGGCCGGCAATGGCGCGGTGAAAATCAACACCGTGACCATCGTCGCAGGCGGTCCGATTCGCGTGAATTCGGCGGTGATCACCGTGAGCGGGGCGTAAGCGATGTCCGGCGATCCCAATTGGAGCAACGTCGTCCTGCTGTTGAAGGGAGATGGTCCGGATAGTTCTACGAACATTGTCGATTCATCGCCGTCGCACAAAACCGTCACCGGCAACGGAAACGCACGCATCACGACTGCGCAAAGCCGCTTCGGCGGCTCGTCCATCAATTTTGACGGTCAGGACAACCCGAGTACGTATCTGTCAATTCCTGATTCGACGGATTGGCACTTCGACGGAGCCTACACCATTGAATTTTTCCTTCGCCTAGCGGTGTTGGAAGACTCAAACGTGTGGCTGTTCTCGCAGAGCAATTCCCTGGGAGAGCAGTGCCCCGTACGATTGGACGTGACGGCCACTACCGGTAAGCTCAATGTGCTTGGCGCTAGCGACAACGTCAACTGGCTTTTTACATCACTGCCTTCCACCAACGGGCTTGCGGCAGGCGTTTGGTATCACATCGCCATGACGGACGACAACACGACGTTTCGTCTGTTTATCGACGGTAATCTTGAAGCAAGTCGCGCGACGTGGAGCAAGACCGACAAGGCGCAGCCGCTGATGATTGGTGGCGGGTGGTCTGGCGGCGACCGTGAACTCAACGGGCAGATCGACAGTCTGCGCATCACGAAGGGCATCGCGCGCTACACGGCAAATTTCACGCCGCCGACAGCGCCCTTCCCGGACGGCATGGGCCAGGTCAGTGGTACGGTTAAGGACGCCACAGGCGCGCTCGCGGCGCGCACCCTGCGAGCACTCAAGCGCGCTACGGGCGAGCAAGTCGCGGCCGTCTTCAGTGGAATTGGTGACGCCAACTACAACAGTAATGCGCTGTTGCTGCGCGCTGACAGCGGATCGCCAGTAGATGCAGGACCGGGATGCAGGCCGGTGACGGTCAACGGGGGCGTGACCGTTGACACAAGCATCCGCAGTCTGTACGGAGCGTCAATGAAATTCGACGGCAGCACCGGGTATCTCACGGTGCCGAGCAGCTCGGACTTCAGCGGCGCAGGAGGGGCGTTGACGGCGGAAGCGCGCATTCGTCCGAGTTCGCTGCGCCTGCAATTGGTGTTCGGAAAGCAAAGCAGCGGCGTCGCTCGTGAATGGGCAGTCTATGTACAGGCTACGGGCGAGTTGCAACTGTTGGGTTGGTCTGCGTCAGGCGCAACTGTTGTGAATATCATCTCAACTACGCTGATCGCGGCAAACACATGGACCGATTTAGCCGTGGCCCGCTCCGCTGCGGGGGTGTGGTATCTGTTCGTGAACGGTCTGCTGCAAGGATCTTCGACCGAGAGCGCGGCATTAGGTACGAACGCGGATGCGTTCGCAATCGGTCGTCACATCGGTTTCCCCGGCACGCGAGACTTCGGCGGCCACATGGAGGCCGTGCGCGTGACTCGCGGCGTGGCGCGGTACACCGCGACGTACACACCGCCAGCGGAGCGATTTCCCGAACGCGCGAGTGGCAACGTC